TATAGGAATTAATGTAGCTTCGTCGTAGAAGTTATCTCTTTGACCAGTATCGAGTTGGAAGTTACCTGATACATCAACATCGAAATTAATATTTACACCATTTCCTGGCAAAGTAGGTATAGCTCTATCAAGTGTAACTACGTCAGTAGTGTTATTCACTGATAAGACTTTACCATATATTGTAGGAGCTGCTGTTCCAGTATTCCCGCTTTCAAGACTTACTGTCATACCAACTTTAATTGTTGTTATAGTATCTGATGCTAATTTAATAGTTGCTCCACCAGCCGTACCAACAGCTGTTCCTGATGCAACAGTATCAAAGGTTACTCGCTTATCAACATTGTATAAAGATAAAATAGTCTTTACATCAGCTTTTCCTAGTGGCACTTTATTTGTACCATCAAATTCAATTGTGGCTTCAGCTGGAGTAGTATATGTTTTAGTTTTTCTTACACTTGTTGCACCAGATCTTTGTATTGTACAAATTAATTCAATATGTTTGTTGCCATCAAGACCTTCTAAATCGATTTGATTATTAGTTGAATCATATGTAATTTCAACACCATCACCGGGTAGTAAAAACGGTCGAGCTGTGCCTTGACTAAGATACGCATCGCTCACAATGACCGATTCAGTTGCACCTATGCTAAAGCTATGAGTATTTGTTCCGTTTGCAATATCAGCTTGAAACTTTTTACGTATTTGATAAATTGGCTTAGTAGTAGAAGCAACATCTTTAATTGCATTATATGGTAGTGGGAAGATTAATGAATTATTTTGTGTACCAAAAAGAGTACCAGTTGTTGACAACGTAGCTTCAAATTGATCAGCATTACTAGTTGCATCAAGTTGATGTATTCTTGCGACGTCACCAAATGAATTTTCTGCCGCAACTGAGCCATTGATTTTAATATCATAAAGATATATTCTTGCAAGAGTAACCGATTCAAAGGTTAGATCTCTTATACGGCATGTACCAATACCTAATGTAGCACCACTTAATACGATAGACGCACCAGAACCACCTAAAGCTGCAGCATCATTTGTAATAGTTATTACTGTATCAGCAGCGTAACCTGAACCAGCTTCTACAACTTCGACAGTAGTTGATCCAGCAGCATCTGTAGTAAGTCTTAATTTTAATCCAGTGGATCCAGCAGCGTTAGTTCCAGTACTTACTGTTACACCAGCTGTTACACCTTCAGTAACTATAATAGTTCTCTCAGTACGATCAGAAACAGTAAGGTTTGTTGCACCACTAAAATGACAAATACCATCAGCAGCATCAGAACCGGTTTGTAATGTTGCTAGTGTATGGTTATTTACATCAGGAACACCACGTACAGTACTTAAAGTAGCTTTTACATAGTTACCAATTGGAAGTTGGAAGTTAATAGATTTTTTAGTTGTATGAGTTCGAGGCTTATCGACATTTAAATATCTTGTAGCAATGTTTTCATATCGATAACCTGAAACATATGCAGTATTAGGTTCAACACCTACAACGATCTTTGTAGCAGAACCACTATTACCAGATGTGTATAAACCACCATTTAAGCCAGTATCTAAATGTTCACGGATATCGAACCTGAATGGTTTAATTGAATAGTCACCAGACTCTTCTGAAGTTCTTCGTGCTAAACGATCAGTGAGTTCAGTATTACCAGTCGTATCACTATTATTTATTTGTGCTATACCATTTGTAATCTTAAGTAACTGAATAAAATTAGCATATGTACTATTCGGAGTAGCATCATCTTCAGTTTTAACAAGTGTAGCAAGGATTTTATATCGATCTGCACCAGGAGCTGAAACGTTAGGATAACCGGATGCATTATCAACTAATGAAGAATCTGTAGTTGAAGCAACAACGCTTTCAACAATACTTAATCCAACAAGGAATGAAGGTGTCGCTGTATATTTGTTTAGAATAACAGATTGACCAGCAACATACACGAATGTACCATTAATAAAATAAGAACCTTCTTCCAAATATGCAATAGACCCAGTACCAGTTGCGTCTGCAGCAGAAACAGCAGAACCACCATTACCATTATCACTAGAATCAGCACCAGCAACAGTACCTACATATTCGGTTGATGTAGCTGCAGCCGATGTAAGACCAGCAACCTTTGTATAACGTGTAGATGAACCACCAGATTGAGTAAGAACTTCACCTGCAGTAAATATAGTATCAGCAGCAGTATCAGCATCACCTGTAGCATCACTACGTATATATTTAACATAAACTGTAATAGCATCTGAAGTACCTGAATCTAGAATACCATTTTTAGTCGAATCATTCGCATCAACACCACCAGCTGTTATAACTTGTAGTACCTTTGCTTTTAATCCGCTTACTCCACCAGTAAGAGTTGTACCTTTTAATTCATCAAGGTATGATGAAGCAGTATATCTCACAGATGAACCTGATACCGAAGATTGAAATACATCTTCAATCTGAATAAAATCGTAGTTGACATCTAAGCTAACTTTACCGCCTATGACTCTTGATCCATCTACAAAAGAATATTGGCCATGGTAATCAAGCTGCTTTTGTAAAGCAGTTTGCATTTGAGTAAGTTCACGTGCTTGCACAGAAACGCCTGGTTTAAATAATACACGATGATAATTTTTAGTCTCATCGAAATCATCCAATGCATAGCCTGAAAATACATTATTGACTTTTGTAATTGCCATAGTTTATTTCTCTTTAAAATTCTATAATTAGTTTAACGTCTTCTACTTGTGTAGTACTTCTCTGAATAGGATCTCTATTCTCAAGGAATAATACCTCGCCTGAACTTGTATCAAAACCAGCAGCAACTGTTGCTGCACTGTTTAATGAATTTACATTTGAAGCAATTGCACTACCAGCGACTGTAAAGTCTATTGTTTCGCCACTTGTAAAATTACCAAATCCTGTAACTTCATTTTGATGATAATATACTTTAATATTGTTTGCAGTAGTATCAACAGCTGTAACATAAGCTACTGCCGAGGCACCCGTCATGACAGGATCACCCGTTAAAGCTGCTGTTGCAACAAGTGCCATAAGAGTATCAGTCCCATCATGTTCAGCCTCAGTTGCCATTTTTAAGAACTTAGTTCCTCGTGCAGTAGTCGCAGTTAATTTAGCACCACCTGTTGTTTGAAGTGGATTTTTAATTAATGTAATCTGTCTAAAATCATTAGTGTTTACTATATCAGTCGCATCAGTTGCACCACTAATTTGTGCATTAATTGCAACATAGAAACCACCAAGTTCTTGTACTGGATCAGTACCGTGACCTTGTCCTGGAGCAATAATAGCACGAGCGGTTGCACCAGTACCATCACCACTATCCGAAATTATAATATCAGCTACAGTATAAGCACTACCTTTATTGTTCGGAATATGAGAAGTAATTGCAAATCTTTCATCAGAACCAATCATTGCATCAGTAACATCAATGGCTGCACTCACACCGTCACCACTAATAAGCATCGTAACACCAGATGCGTTATCTGGATAACCACTACCTACAGCAGTAATAAGAATTCTTTCGATACCTCGAACATTACCTAATGCTGCTGAAGTTTTTTGTGCTTGTTGTTGAGCATTGCTAACACTAGTAGCTGGAAAATCGCCAAAGGTTAATGTTGCACCAGAATCAACAGCAGTACCACTTTGAGTTACGTCAACAGTAATTCGAGTACCATCAATTGCAGTAACGACTGGTGTACCTGTTACATTAGATCCTGTTATAAGCTGACCGATTTGTATATCTGGATTTTCAGCAGTAAGCGTAAAGACTGTACCACTATTTACTGCACCGCTAGTAAGTCCAGTTGTTGAAACAGTCAAAGTTTTAACTGGCATATAAGAAGTCGTTAGAAACTTCTCAGCGTCTGCAGCTAAAATCGTATACATGTACTTCCAAACATAGTTATCAGCTGTAGCAAAAGGTGCTGCAGATGTACTTGTTGGAACATCAGAAACGCCAGTACCTGTAGAATATAAGCACTTATATACTTTAAAATCAGCAGTTAAAACATAGAATGCTTTTTCAAAAATATCAGCATCGTTTGAGTCCCAAGCTACATAGATCTCATTATTCGACCAGTTATGTCGTGGGCAAACATGAGATACGTCTGTATCTGAGATTTTCTTTATACCTAAGAGTTGTTTACGTGCAAGGTTTATATTATCGATTGCATCAACCGGTAAGGCTGGTGTGCTATCAGTAACTGTACCTGTTGATGTTGTCCATGCACTAGGTTTTCCAAGTCCGATGTATACATTACTTCCCGTTGCTGTTACATCTTCCTTAAAATTTTGTGCATTCAGTGAACGAAAATTTGATGAGACGATTGCGGCCATGATTTTATCCTATGTTTTAACCCACATACTAATCTGTAAAGATAGTTGTTTGAATGTTATGTTTATTTATATTGGTTCCAATATTAGTTGTTCCATTAATGTCTTCTATTGCAATATTACTAAAATCAATAAGATTAAAATTGCCATCGAATTTCTTGCTTCCATTCATGAATACTTTATTACCATAATCTTTTCGATTATAATAATTATTTGCAACTTGAACTCTTGAACCATGAGTAGATTCAACAGCTGTTATAGTATTATCTATAACGTTTGCTGGAACGATTTTCTTGTGTTCATATTGAGGAACACGATTTTCTTTAGTGGTGTTACTATTAATTGTAACTTTAGGATCATTAACATATCCGTTACCAGCTTCAGTTACAGTAAATCCTGCGATTGTCATATCAGTCGCTGTACCATTACCAGATCCAGCTCCTGTTGCTCTAAAGATTGTGCCAACAGTAGAATTTGGTGCACCTATTGTAAACCAATCAGTATTTGTTCCAGCTGCTGTAATTCTATACTCGACACCTTTAACAAATGATCCTGCAGTAACGCTTGTATAATTAAATACAGCAGTAGCTTGAACATTTGAAGCTAGAGCAGTGTTTGTTGCATCCCTAGCATTAGGCGCATCAATTGCAATTGTTGGTAATGTAGTATACTTTCTATTTGCGAATGTTGTAAAGAATAACCCTAATGTAGTAGAACTATCTTTACCAATTTGTGATACAACACCCGAACTTGAAACTTGAGCTAATGTTTGAATTGTTGCAGCTGATTCGATCGAATATCCACTAGCAGCATTAGTAATGGTAACACTATTTACTTCACCTCTAGAATTAATTGTACAAGTTGCTGTACCTGACCCAGTTATTGCAATCGTTGGTGCACTAGCATATCCTGATCCACGTTCTGCAATTGATATACCAGTAATTGCTCCATTGCCATCAACTGAAGTAATATCCAGTTTAGCATTTTTATTTGTTTGTGCTGTGCCAACTGGACCAAAGAGAGATGCAATAGCTTCGATAAGCAAACCTATATCTTCAACACCAATATAACCTGGCTGAATTCCTGGCATTGACGAAAGTGTTTTTCGAAACGCAGGAGAAGAAGCATAAGCAATTAAAGGATTATCATAACCTTCAATATTAATCTGTCTAGCATTGTCACCTAATATGTCACGTACCATTTTAGTGATAATTAAAATTTCACCAAAGAATTTAAAGCCGGCTGGATGTACTAATTTGCGATAAACATCTTTCCATTGAGATACATTTCTTGGAGCTTTTATGACGTATGAGAACTTTTGATATCGATCCGAATCATGAAGTTTTTGATCATCCGATAGATGACCTTTACTATCTAAGTATTTACCAGCAGAAACAGGACGGTTAAATACATGAACTTTTCCGGTATCAGGCGCAGATGCATATGGTGATGAACGACCAACTATAAGGTAATTATTTGCGTCTTTTGATATGGCTAAACCAAAACCAAAATAATCTTTTATTACATTATTAGGAGATTCATTTGTCACGTCTGGTTCTCTACCCCAGACACCAGCAGTTCTTTCATATTGATGTATTAAACCACCTTGGCCGGCAATCGCAGCGCCTTGTTTGTTTGTTGTTGTAACAAGACCATGATCTGAAACAATTAAGTTATCGCCTTTTAGCGCAAGAGAGAAACCAAATAGATCTTGTTTTCGTGTTGGAAGATTTGAAGGCTCATTGATTGTTGTTATAATATCCCACTTTGCTATATTATTTTCTACTGATCTTCCATATATATGCACATGAGCTGATACACTTCTGACCTGACCTATTGCAACAATTAATTGATTATCAGAATCAATTGATATATCGACACCGATACCAAAACTAATTCCTGCTTGTTCGCCTAATGGAGGTCTTATGACAGTTTCTTGTTGGTATTGTCCAGCAGCATCTCTCTTATAAACAATAACTATACCACTTCCTACTGCAGAATCACCATAATAAGGGAATCCTAATATTAAGTATTCATCCAGCATCGCGACGTGACTAGGGCCATCATAAGCTGCACCAAAACCTTTACCGTCTACACAATTTGATCCATCAGGTTTTGCCGCAAATAAACCTATATCAGCCTGTATAGTTTGATTAAGACTCCATGTAGATCCAAGCTGCTTATAGATATATAGTGCGCCGTTAACAGTAGATGCATTTGGTGCAGCACTTGCTCCAACAGCAAGATAACCTTTATGTAATTTTAATTGTCGTGCATAACCAATATCCGATTCGGTATCATCTAAACGCGTATTAAATACCCAATCGAAATCACCAGAGTTATTAACGAATCTTTCCCATACTTCTACGTAACTTCCACCTGGTGCAGCAACTACTGCAGTATCACCTTCAATATCTACTAGTCTACCAAATTTATCTGAATTTGTTTGAGTACCACCAGCTTGGAATGCTTTTTGTTGTGTCCACGTAGTACCATTATCTGCAGTCGTATATATGAAAGCCTTACCTCTATCACTGCCACCAGTATCGTCATTTGCCGCTGCAGTTATAAACGTATTACCATCAACAGCAACAGATCTACCATACGCATCACCGGTAGTATCAAGTCCAGATCCTGTTACAGTTGCTGATATACCATAATTTGCAGCTTGTACTGATGCTGAATCAAAATTACCATCAGAAGGTTTTAATGTCTTATCCCATGGATAGTTAACTTCTATTTCTTCATCACCAAAAAATAATTTAAAGAAAGTATTAACAGAATCTTGTGATCCTCTTACTTTATAAAAATCTATAAGTCTTTGATATAACGCTCTTCTATTAACATTTAATGATTTTGAAATCGCAGGAGCAATTTCTTTTTGCATCATGTCAAGGAATTCTTCATCATTCTCATTAATGTTTAATGAGTCTTCCATTGTATTTAGACGATATGACGGATTCGAATTTACATAATGTTGTAAAAACGTTATCATTTTTATTTTTTTATTATTTAATCCGGCAGGAAGATCACTAATAATAACAGTCTTACCTACATCAGCCTGATTTGATAATTGCCCTGGTAGATTATTACCATTAGTAATTCGAATATTATTTGTATTAATATCGATTTCCACCGATGAAATAATTAGTTCTTGTACGATAATATCATTCGCATTACCTAGAGCAGTACCATCATTTGCTGCAATGAATACATCATTAATTGCATATGAATCTTTTACTAGATCCGGATCAATTAATAAATCTAAATCAGTTTTTATATTTGAAGCCGATTCACTACCTAAGCTTGTTATAACATAAGAAGTACCTACAGACAATACTGCAGTATCATTTAAAGTAATATTGACACCTGATCTACGTTCGTTACCCGAACCTACACCTACAACTAGTGGTTTATCAGTATCATCAAAAAACTTAGCACTTGCTACAAGATCTTTTACGAAGAATTTATTATTTTTTAAATCAGGATCTAATATTCTAAAAGTGGCCACACCATTGATTACAATATCTTCAAGAGTTTCTTCATCTTTATAAAGGAATTCTTCAAGGTTCATAAAATTATAATATGATTCTAAGAATGTACGTATACCGCCAGTTGTATTATCACCATATGCAGAATTGGTAGAGTACTCTAAAAGTTCTGATGGGACTAAATCTTCTATTCGAATGTCTTCTTTAGATCTTTTTCTAGAAGAACCAGTTAGACTATATTGTTCTAAACCAGCATTGGTATCACTAAAAGTAAGTACAGTATTTGCAGCAAGAGTTTGCGGTAAATCAACAGTAATTGTTAATCGATCAGCACTTATTGCTGTAACTTTTGGTATACCTACTACACCAATACCTGAAACAATTTGACCTAAAGCAACACCATTTACTTGAGATGCATCTTGAAAGCTATATACTTCTTCTACGCCGCCTCGTTCTAATGCTATATTCTCTGCTGGTGCTACAAGTACAATATCAGTAGCACCACTAATGGCACTAGTCATAGTAGCACGTTGAGTACTACCAAAGTCGACTTTACTTGTTACCTTTTCAATATACCCTCGTGAAAAAGAGTCTAGGTTTTTTAAGCTTTGAGTTGCCATATATTATCTCAATCGTGAGTTAGTAGAATATTCAATTGCGCCTGATGGTCCAGAGTATGCAATGTTATCGATAGAACCAGTAACAAATATACGTGATGCTTCTATATTGATAATTTGATTTCGTTTTGGTGCAAGGTCTAAGGACTTAGGTGCAATCGTAAGTCGAATATTAGTCGCTTCATCTGGATTAAAGTTGTTTAAAGTAATTATACCAGTTGACGCATCGATAAGTCCTGCATCAGGAACTGTAATAATATTTTTAGAATCAACAACCTTATACACAACAATTCGTCGAGTATCTTTTGAGTCTAATACAGCAATATCACCAAAGAAGTGTTCGACTCCTCCGACCTGGAATGCACTACTCGCGATGTTAAAATTAGTACCTTCTTGTAAGAAGAAAGTTCCAACGAATGTAAGAGTAAAATTATTATTAGCTTTCACATTAGATGCTGATACACTTTTAAACATATATGGTCTTACTGTTGTACTTGTAATTGCAGGATCTGAATTATCGATAAGACCTAATAGTTCAGAATGTCTGAATACGCCATCAAACTTGTTTAATTGGTTGAAGTTATAATCTAATACAGTATCTTTTACGAGTGATTCTACAGCAGAACTTGATCTACTTGTAAGAGCAGGATTATATTTGAAAAGTACATCAACTTCAACTTCTGTAAATTCAGGATCTACGATCTCTGGAGTAATCGATACAATATTTTTACTTGTAAGAATATCCTTTACACTAATTTTTTCATCTACAGTCAGTGCAGTACCAATCAATGGTTTAATGCTTATGTAAGCTTTACCATAATCTGGTATGATTTGATCTTCTCCGCCCCATGTAGAAATCGATTCAATGTTAGCAAAGTTTCTTTGTATAATAGCACCATAGTCTTGAGAAGTAACAGCCCTGTCCTGAGCTTGGAAAGTAATAGGTGCATTATACCGAATCGATTCTGTTGTTTCTGCATCAGTACCACCAGAAGCATTATTAATTGTTGTGATGGTTGTTTGATAATTTGTTAATGTAGAAAAGCCAGTTATTAAATCAAATGAGGTTGCACCATTAGAAGCAGTACCTTCAGTCGTAAGATAATCAAGAGTAACAATATTATCATTTACTGGTTTTTTACCGATGATACCATCACCAAAGAATATCTGATAAAATCCACTTGAATTTTCTTGTAAGTGATATACCTGACTTGTTGAACCAACTTCTTGAAGTGTAGTAAACTGTTGATAACTATCGAATGATGTTGACCCTTGGTTCTCTTGTACTCTTACTCGTAATGAAGAACTGTCTGCATCTTTATCTGATACTTGGAATTTTTGGTTCTCAATATCATTATCAACACGATATGACAACGAGCGAATAATACCTTGAGCAATTCCTATATTAGAAAAAACAAATGTCTTTACTGTACCAACAGTTGTGAGTATCGCTGTATTCGAATTCAATGTAGAATATGTATACGTAACACCATCCACGATTGTTTTAAATCGAGTACCACGTTCTAATACTAATGATGTTGGTAAATTGGTATTTGTAGCATTCGATACATCGATCGTAACAGTAATTGTTGCTTGTGGTGCTAATATTGATCGAGGAACATAACCTAGTAATCCAGCTCTTGATACAACATTACCTCGTATTTGAGCAGAATCTAAAAATGATTCATTTAATGCAAAATGAGCTAACATAGCATTGTAGTGAGTATTATAGGCAAGTATATCCATTAATACACTTAAACCAGATCCATCAAAATCATAATCAGCAAACTGTGATTGTGATTTCATAAAGTTTTTAAGATTTTGTTTTATCTGGTCAAAATCTAGTTCAGTAACATTTAAATTAGAGGCCATTGTTTTTTACCTTAGTCTTCTTAAATTGATTTCGAGATCTTGCACTGAATCGTTTTCTTTAATACTAAAAACTAAAACAATCCTGTATTCGTTTTCATTTGGTGTGGTTTTTACTATTATATTAATATTTTCGATTCGAGGTTCATACTGCTCTAATACATTACGTATGCCATCTTCAATAGCTAAACGAGTAATTGCATCATTAGGTTCAAATAATAAACCTCTTAGGTTTGCACCCATTGTAGGATTAAACGGTCTTTCAAAAAAGTTAGTAAGTAATAAATTACGAACAGCGTTCTTGACCGCAGCATCATCTTTAAGAGGAATAATATCTTTCTTTAAAGGATGCGGTATCATTTGTAAATTCAAATCACTATAACGACTCTTTACTGAAGTAATAGAAACTTGTCCACTTTTGTCTGATTTATATGTAGCCATAATAGTTATTTATAATAGATGTAGATATTCTTTGTCACTTATATTCTCTCTTTGCATATAAGGACCTATATTATTTCTATATAAGTCACTCATCATAAGATGATCAATAGTGCTATCTATGATTGGAGTCGATCTATGCCACTTAAATCCTTGTTGTTTTAAGAAGTCTCCTAAAAGTTTATATTCGGTTTTAATGTCATAAATATACGAACGTGAATTATTACTATCGTTACCTAAAAGAATGAATTCACAATGGAACATATCATCTTTATTTTTCCATGTTTCAACTTTACCAATAACCATATAACGAACTGTGTTATTTTCTACTGATGCAAAACCAAATGAATCACTATACTGTAAGTTTTTATCCATAGCATCTCTAAGTGTTAGTAACTTATCAAACTCTGTGCTGCCTTCCCCAGAGACTGTTGCAGCACCACCTAGTAATTGTTTTGAACATTCATTAAAACATTTCTCGAAAGATATTTTCGGCAACCTTTTAAAAATTTTAAACTCGTGTGACATTCTTTTATTCCTCTATGATATTGGTGTACTCGTTATACCAGCTGCTAGGCCTGGTGTATCAGTATGTTTATGTCCTTTACCAGATATACCTGCAGATACATGATCACCACTTGCAGTTGACGTACCAGTTATTCCTAAGTCACCAGTTATATTAACATTACCAGTTATATTCGTCGTAGGACACGTGATACTTGTTGTTCCACTTACACTAGCTGTTACGTTTGAATTTGCCGTAAGATCAATATTGCCAGTAACTAAAGCTGTTACGTTTGCATTTGCAGTAAGATTAACATCGCTATCAACTGTAATATTACAAGTACCAGTTATATGAACATTATCATTGCCAGTTGTTATTTGATATTTGTTGCCATTACTTTGTACTATATCACCATTCGGATGAAGCTCAATAAATGTACCAGACATATGACGAACATTAATTCTTTCTGCTCCAGGTGTATCATCTATCTCAATGATATGACCTGATGTTGTTTGTGTTACTTTATTATTCGGATAGACTGCAGCATACTTTGTAGCAGGTTCAGATGTTACAGTATCAAGTTCTCGTACGATGGTGTTCGTACCACGTGCCAACAAGTTTGTGTCTACGTAAGTCTCTTCTGAACCTTGTAATTTTGGATATGTGCCAGATGGATCTGAAAATCCTATAGTCGTAATTGGTTTTTCTTCGTATGTAGATCCAACTGTTCCCATAATGATAGGATCTTGTGCGCTAGGGCCATCACGAAAGAATCCTACTACCCATGTACCATTCACTAAGCCATGAGTTGTTGTACCTATACCAGATACATTAGCACTGTTTGTAGGACCCATCACTGTAGCCCACGGTAAAGAAGCTGTTTGTATATCAGACAGACTATCACTATGGTAACCAAAGCATCGTGCACGTACACGCCCTAATTTAGCCGGATCATTTATATCTTCGACTACACCAGTAAACCATGTAAATTGACCATTTTTAAAACTATCGCTATTTCTATTCATAATTATCCGTTTCGTAATATACTACTAGAAGTATTTTGAGAGCTACCAATTTTTATTTCAGAATCTAAATCAAAGTTTAAACTATCTTTCTGTATACCTACATCACACTTATATTCAGTACCATCAAACACATGTGCAATGCTTGTTACCATATAATTTCCAGATAATAATAAATCTTGCATGCCAGTTTTTCGATTAGATTCTTGAATATTTACATCAGTACTTTTTGTAATTTGTAAATTTACTTTATTACCTACAGCTAAATTAAAGTCACCGTATACGAATATATCCAATCCCATAAAGCTTAAAGAAGCAAATTGACTTGTTTTATCTGATATAGAATTCGATATAACATTATGATAGTTATTACGGCCTTTAAAGCTTTTTGAATTTTTTGTAATAAAGAATTCTTTTGATTTATGGTTATTCACCAATTGAGTATTATTAAATTGTATATTATCCGAAAACATTTTACCTCTAGGGTTTAACTTTTCGAAAGATTCTTTATATGAATTATTAACTGAAGTGTATTTCTTCGTAGATATATCTAACGTTTGTACAGTCGAAGAATAAGCTCCTTTACCTATGAGTTCATATATAGATGTATTTAATTCGGAAGACATCTTTATAATTTTACGTTTTGCTTCATTATAATGACTAGGCGTTGCAACAGTTGACTTATAAAAAGAACTGTTATTATATTCTCTATACACTTCTTTATCGTTTAGTTGTTTATATGAATTAAATTGTAATCCATCTTGTATAGTTTCATAGAAGAAATAAGGTGTTCCTTCATCAGTAGAATTTCTAAGCAACCATGTAATTGCATCGTATGGTTTTAAATCAGGATATATACCACTAATTGCATCACTTGATTTTTCTTCGATATTATCAAGTTTTGTATTTAAATCATTAGTACATATATTGCTTATTAAATCTGTAATCGTACCATCGAATGATCTATTGATTGATGTGGCGT